GTTCTGTGCCGCTATTCGAGCGAGCTGAACGAGGACAGCATTCTCTCCATCGCTGACGATCTGGCGAGCGAAATCGCCTATGCGTTCGCGGACAAAGAGGACGAATGCGCGTTCAACGGCGACGGCACTTCGACCTATGGCGGCATCGTCGGGCTGAAGTCTGGCACTCTGGCCGGATCGAAGTTCACCGCAGCCACCGGCAACACGGCGTTCGGCACTCTCGATCTGGAAGATTTCGAGGGCATGGTCGGCAAGTTGCCGCAGTACGCTGTGGCGGGTGCCCGGTGGTATGTGTCGCGTGTGGGTTGGGCGAACTCCATGCTGCGACTGGCCGAAGCGGCTGGGGGCAACACGGTGGCCCAGATCGCGGGCGGTGCTCCCCTGCAGTTCCTCGGCTTCCCCGTCGAGATCGTGCAGGTGATGAACTCCACCACCACGGCGCAGACGAGCACGGATGGTCTGGCCTACCTCGGCAACCTGCAGCTTGCGGCCACGATGGGAACCCGTCGCGGCATCTCGATTCAGGTGGACGGTTCGCGGTACTTCGAATTCGATCAGTTGGCGATTCGCGGCACCGAGCGATTCGACATCAATTACCATGAGCGCGGTACGGCGTCGGTCGCTGGCCCGATGATCATGCTGTCCACTCCCGGAAGCTGAGGTGAATCCATGAATCCAGCACAGTACACCAAGTTTATCTCGATCACGCCCCCGGCTGCGATTGTTGACAATGCGAGTTACACAACCGGGAGCATTGATACTCAGGGGTATGAATACCTCGAAGTGTTCGTGTTTCTCGGCGCGACAGACATTGCCATGACCGCCCTGAAGTTACAGGAGTCCGACACCGACGGCAGTTACGCCGACGTGACCGGACTTGTCTACGGCACCTCGGCGGGCATCGCGGGGACAACCTCCACCCTGCCCAGTGCCACCGACGACAATAAGTGCTTCAAGTTTGAGGTGGACTTGCGGGGACGCAAGAGATACTTCGATCTTGTGGCGACTGCTGGCGACGGCACGGCGGGAACTTTCCTGACGGCGTTCGCGTTGCTGTCTCGTGGTTCCGATCACCCGGTGTCGGCGTCGGAACGCGGATTCGGGAATATCCTGCGGGTGCCCGCGTGAAGATCGAACTCCTGCAACGCTGGCAGGGATACAAGGCTGGCATTGTGATCTGTCCGCCTGACGGTGTGGCCAACACACTGATCAAGCGGAGGATCGCACGGCCAGCAGGTGACGGCATGGAATCCGCAGTGGCCCCGGCTGCTGCGGAGCGTGCGGTGAAGTTCCATCGAAGGGGACGCTGATATGTGGGACATGGCCCGACCACTGGAATCAATGTTGAACGTGCGGCACTCGTCGCGGGTTTCTGTTGGTCCAGTGGTCGAGCCGGTCAGCGTGGATGAATTCAAGCTCCATTCACGCATCGACCACAACCACGAAGACAGCAAGATTCAAAGCTACCTTCTCGCGGCCCGTACACTGCTGGAGAAGGACACGCGGCGGGCATTCTGCACGCAGACGCGGATTCTCTATCTCGACTATCTCCCGGCCTATGTCGTCTTCGATGTGGCCCCGATTCAATCAATCACATCGATTACTTATTACGACTCACTGAACGTACAACAGACACTCTCCGCCAGCACATACGAGGCGGACTTGTACGCGGAGCCCGCGATCATTCGGCCAGCGTTCGGGCAGACGTGGCCCACAACGTATGATCGACTCTCGGCCGTGGCGGTGACATACACGGCGGGATATGGTGCGGCATCGGCTGTGCCGGAGGATGCCAAGCAGGCTATCAAGCTGTTGGCGGCCCACTGGCTGGAGAATGCGGAAGCGTCGATCACTGGCACAATCTCGAAGGAGATCGAGTTCTCATACTCGGCGTTGGTGTCTCGCCTGAAGTGGGGGGGATACGCATGAAGGCGGGCAGCCTGAGCAATCGCGTGACCATCGAGCGACTGTCGGCCACTGTCAACGCGGCTGGGCAGATCGATGAGACATCGGCCAGCAACTGGGTGATTTATGCCGAGCGATGGTGCCACGTCGCGACACGCGGCAGCCGTGAGTTTTTTCGGGGCGTCGAGGTGGCGGGCGACATCACGCATCAAATCACGATGCGAGCCGACCCGGTGACGAAGTCCATCACGGTGAAAAACCGTCTGGTTCTCGACTCTCGCGTCTTGTCGATTTCCGGCCCGCCGATGAACGTGGACGAGGCCAGCGAGATGATCCGTTTCGCGTGCGTGGAGGTGGCCACCGATGGCTAAGCCACCACGGGCGGAAATGGCACGTATGCGGCGGGAAAAGTCCGCACGGAGGACAGCGGCATTTAAGGCGGCTGTGATTCAGCTTGCGGGAGACGAGCAGCTAAAAGAGGCGCTGAACAAACTCGCTGACAAGCAGACACGGGCGGCGATCCAATCCGGCTTGCGTGCGTGCGTCAAAGAGTTCGCGGTTGGCATCAAGCATCAAATCCCGGCGAACCTCAAGAACCTCAAGCGGCTGATCGGCAGTGGGCTGACCAAGGCGAAGTACAAAAAGCAGGGGGCGAAAGCTGGGTTTGCTGTGGCTGCGGCATCAAAGCGGGTACAGCCGAAGCGTAGCGGGAAGAACGTGACGAAGGCGGGCAAGCCAAAAGGTGTTGGACTGGGTGCGCGGAACATCATGTGGGCAGCGATTGGCACAAAGCAGCGTGTGGTGAAGCGAACTCGAATGTATGTCGGTGCCAGCCTGCGAGAGGTGGCGAACTGGAAGACGGGCAAGATGCCTGCAATCGTCGGGCGTGCTGTTGAGCACGGCGTTGAGGCCAAGCGGCAATCGGGAGTCAAGGCGATGGAATCGGCCGTGTGGGAGCGGCTGATTAAGGACATCACCAAGCGGAAGGCGAAGTAGTGGCCATCGAAACCGGACTCCGCACGCTGCTGCTGGCACAGTCGTCTATCACGACACTGGCACCGGCCCAGACTGTCGGCGGTCTGTCGATTGATGCGGTGTTCCTCGATCATCCGGTAGAGGGCGTGAAAGCCCCCTACGTTCTCATCACGCTGACGAGCCACGATCCATACAGGCGATTCGACGGCACAGGCGGAACGCTGCGGCGGAGTGACATCGACATCGATTGCTACGCCAGCAACCGACCGGCAGCGATTGCGTTAGCGTCGGCCATTGAGGTGTTCCTTCGCGACTACAGTGGGGCGGCCGGAGCATCGGACACAATCAACGCTGTTCTCTGGGAGAACGCCAGAGATGACGTTGTGTACCTCGGAGACGGGCGGGATGCGCGGCATTACGTTCGGAGTCTGTCATTCATCATTCAGCACACTTAGGAGGGCCACATGGCCATCGTGAAGTGCAAGGGAACCAAGTTGCAGCACACTGTTTCCGCCAGTCTGGTGGACATCGCGCAGATGCTGAGCCTTGAACACAGCGGAGCGGGGAGCGAGACGTTCGAGTCTACGACGCTGGACGGGGGAACGTACAAGACGTTCTCGCAAACCGGCTACAGCAACCCGGGCACCGTCGCGGCGGAGATCTTCTACGATCCCGCACTGGCCGGACATCAGGCGATCACCGATCTTGTCGCGACCCCTGCGGACAACGCTATGAAGATCATCTACGCCGACACTGCGGCGACCAATCAATCTTTCACTGCGGCGGGCGTCGAGTTTGGCGTTACCGTCGCGATGGAAGACGGGTTGAAGGCGTCGATCACCTACACGGTTGACGGCGATCCTGGGTGGCCCACCTAATGAAAGCACGAATCATCCGCGATGATCTGGAGGTGAGCCCCTCGGCCGTGCTGTCTGAGGACGAACAGCTTCAGACGGTGGAGCGTACTGTCTGGCGGAACGGTGCGAACCAGACGGCAACATTCTGGGAACGCGGGGCGATCCTTCAACGGCCAGATTGTTACATGCTGGTTCGTATGGGCGTGGCCGAGCCCGCCGACGAAGAGTGTGAACAGTGGGCCGGAATGACTGGCCAGCAACGCCAGCAGGCCCAACACGCGGCCCGTAGGCTGTCCGCTGGCATTCACCCGGAAGACTTCGGATTGTTCGATGCCGGGATTATCCTCGGCTACAACCCGGACGGCACGTACAAACCCGGCCCGAACTTTGATCAACTGCCAACTGACGACGAAGACGAGGAGGACGAGTGAGCCGCAAAGCATTGTTGAAACGCCAGCCCCGGCCCGTGGAGATCAACGGGGAGACCGTCATGATCCGCCCCCTGACACTGCGGGAGGCTGGCAGGTTTGACGAGTTGGCCAAGTCTGGGGCGGGCAAGGATCTGCTGGCGTTCATGGTGGCGACGTGCGTCACCGATGCCGACGGACAACCACTGTTCGCGGCGGATGATCCTGAGATCGAGGACATCCCCACCGACGTGATCCAGCAACTGAGCGAGGCGGTTCAGAAGATTTCCAGCCCCGGCAAAGTGGACACTGCGGTAAAAAACTGACTGCCGATGATGATGTGCTGTGGGTGATGAAACTCGCGGCGCATGATCATCGGTTAGCAGACTGGGAAACACTGTTGGACACATTGACGCGGCGGCAACTGACGGTGTTGAAAGCGTTTGCCCAGATTGAGGGGTGGGGCAAGCCTGCGGACGACTACCGGGCAGCAGTCCAGACGGCAATTGTTTCCAGTGCGTGGGGTGGGAAGCCGGACTTCTCAAAGGTGCAAGAGGCGTTCAGGCCACAAGATAAACCGAAGCCGCGAGAGATGACACCGGACGAAGTCGCGCGCGGGATGCGGAGGTTAAAGCATGGCGGTGATCGGTAATCTTGTCGCGAATCTCGTGGCTGACACCTCGGGATTTACGCGGCCCATGATCGCGGCCAGTGCCGTCGTCGGTAATGTCTCGTCGTCTGTAGCCTCTGCTGCGGCCACTGCGGCGGGTGGATTCGGCAAGCTGGCGACATCATCGGCGAAAGCGTCTGTGGATGTGTCGCGCGGCATGTCGAACATCATCAAGGCTGTCGGAGCGGCAACCGGTTCGATGGGCGTGGGACTGGCCAAAGCCGTGGCAGTGACTCGCGAGAGCGGGGCTAAAGTCGCGGCGATTCAGGCGAAGACAGAAGCCCAGCTTGCACGCCAGCAAGCACGCATGATGAAGGGTGCGGTGTCTGGTGGTGTGCTGTCTGGGCTCGCCAAGTTCACTGCCATCACGTATGCACTCAAGGGGCTGACATCGTCATTCGCGGGGATGGTGTCCGGTGCCATTGATGCCCAGAAGTCGGGGGCCAAACTCGATGCGGTTCTGGCCAGCACGGGCGGAGCAGCGGGTGTGAGCGGCGATGAGATCCGCAAGCTGGCGGGCGATCTGCAATTGGTCACCGACTTCGAGGACGACGCGACGATAGCGGCGGCTGGCGTTCTCGCCACGTTCACCCAGATCAAGGGCGACGTGTTCAAGGATGCCATTGTCTCCGCGCAAAACTTGTCCGCAGTCATGGGGCAGGATCTGCAATCGTCAGTCGTCCAGATCGGCAAGGCGTTGAACGATCCGATCAAGGGTATCACAGCACTCTCTCGCGTCGGCGTGTCGTTCACCCAGCAGCAGAAGGATCAAATCGCCCAGATGGTGAAGGCTGGGAATATCGCCGGAGCACAAGCAATTATCCTCAAGGAATTGCAAACCGAGTTTGGCGGGGCGGCTGAAGCCATGTCGAGCCCATTCACACGCATCGGGAACATCGTCGGCGATGTGGCAGAGGGGATAGGGGCGGTGTTCTTGCCGACGCTGGAGAGTGTCGCCAGCATGATCACGGCGGCAATCGTTCCGGCTGCGGAGGGCATGGGCGAGAAGTTCGCGGCGGCTGGCGCGATGCTGCGGGATACCGTGGTGCCTGCGATTCAGGTAGCGTCAACGGTTGTCGCAAACCTTGGAACGTACCTCGATCTTCTCGGAGCACAAACGGCC